TCCGTAGTCAGCAAATTAGTCAAATAATTTAAATCAGCTTCTGCGTCTATTGCTCCAGAAAATACATTAGGAAATTGAGAACTAAACCGCCCTCTGTTAGCTTTCACTCCAGCAATATTGCCTTCATATTCAGGCGTACCAAGCGCCGCAGATGGATTTCCAATCAATCTATAAACAGTTTGAAGGGCTTTTTCTTTAACATCTACGCCGCGATTAAATTGTTCTTGTGCATCTATGTTTTTCCTATATGCAGCATCTTGTTGAGCTGGAGTCATTTCAATGCCACCACCGCTAATTGGTGCAATTGCTCCATCCACAGGATTGTACACACCAAACCCGCTTCCCAGGTTTTGGATTTGGGCGGAGCGCTTCACATTAAGAAAGGCTTTCTTTTGATCTTCTGGTAGCTGATTAAAAAATTGGTATTCACGCACAGAAGATGGAGCATCCACACCTTTTGACGCTTCTTGCATTTTATAATCAAGTAACTGCTGTTCTCTTCTAGCCTGGTCAAAATCCAAAGCTGCCCGCTGTTGATTGCTTTGGATTTGAGCAGCCGCAAGCGCCTTTTTCATGTTAAAAGCATCCTGCAATTGCTGCTGGTCAACAATGGATTTTTGACGTTCAAATACTGTTAAATCAACTGGCATAAGACGAACTCCCCATTCTATTTCTCCGTAACAATTCTTGCAGGTCAATCCCACCTTGCAAAGCGCCAGTGTTCGTGAAGGAACTTCCGCCAAGCAGGTTGCCTAACGCGCCACTGATAAGGTTGTTTGTGTTGACGGTTCTGTTGGCATTAACATTGCCGATGTTTTCGTTAATGCCCATAAGAAGAGCAGCATTGTTAATGGCTTGATTAGCGGTTCCTGTTCCGTAATTAGTGTTGACTCCAGCCGCAGCTGTTGCCCCCTGCAATCCAGCAGCACGGCCTTGTAATGCACGATTAAAAGCAGAGTTATAAGTCGTGTCCGCCAAACCCTGACCAAACTGTTGAGCTTCCCTCAAGGCTTCACCAGAATAATAGTTACCACGAGCAAGGCTAGCCCTGTCTGCCGCTCTGTTGCCCTCAGTTAATTGGAATTGATAGCCTGGGTCGGCGGTTAAGTCGCCTGGGGTAAATTCAAACCCACTAGCGTATGGCTGAAACAACGCTGTATTGGCTTCATACTGTCTAAGCAAGGCATCAGAAACAGCTTTGTTGGAACTGCTTGCAAGCGCCGCATTGTTCCTCTGTTGCTCAAGCAAAGCCTCTGCTGTGCTTTCGTTTGAACCATATCCAAGCCCAGCACTTAGCAATGGGGATAAATTGATAGAATTTTTGGCCACGGGTGCTGCTCCTAATACCGATTCTGTGATTGAAGTTGGGGGTAATAATGATGGTGCTGCCGCTGTAGGTGCATACGGGCTAAGAGACGAAAGCAACGGGGTTGATTCGTTCAAGGCAGCCGTTGATGTTCCGCCAATCTTATCCAATCCACCACCAAAAGAATACTTGCCAGTTGGGTCAACCGCGTCTGCATAAGATGAAGCGCCACCAGGTGTTGCCGTTGGTGCGGTTGTTGCACTGCTACCAAAATTAATGCCAACAGACTTCAGAGCGTCACTACCGCTTCTAAAAGCGTCTTGAACACTGCTGCCCTGGTAAAGGTCGTTGATGCCACCTGTAATGCTGTTCAAAGCTCCCGATGCTGACTTGCTAATATCACTAATGCCACGGCCAACCATTGTATCTGCCGCCCCAGCTTTTAAGTCGCTAAGACCGCGCCCCAGTGCTGTATCAGCCAAACCTTCAGATAGCAGACTTCCACCATAAGAAAGTCCTCCGCTTATTGCACCACCTTTAAGAGCCTGTCCAATGTTTTGACCAGATGCTAATCCAAGGCCAGTTCCAAGTGCTCCAGCCCCCAATGCAGTTGCACCAGCTGTACCCAATCCCAACCCAAGCCCGCTGCTAAGAGCCGTTCCAACTCCAGGGGCAAGAACACTGGCTGCAATAGGCAATGCAATTTGCGCCACAGGACTTTTAATAATGCTTTTTAAGCCCTTTAAGAAAAACTCTGGTTGCTTGGTTTCAGGGTTAATTTTATTTGCTTCATCGCCAACAGTAAACTCTGCCATATTAACATCGGCAGAATCAAAAATACCTTTAAGCGTTTGGATAACTTGCGGGTCATCAAGAAATGCGCGGGGAATAACAACTTCACCAAGAGACAAGTGTCCCATCACGGTATCAGTTCCGCGACCATATTCCTTCATGTCTTCCATGTCTTCCATGTCTTCCATGCGGCTCATTTCTTTTTTGTCATCCATCGCAAAGCCTCGTTGTTACTTTACACTAAAATTGTCTTAAAAGATAGCTAGCTTTTGACCCGTCCAGTGATTGTTATAGGAACCGTTATTACCGACCATGTTGGTAAATACACCAGTTTTCCACTTGAATTTATTGCTGCTTGAGCAACATTAACACCGCTTACAACATTGGCCGCCGCATCTGCCACAACAGTAAATGGCAATGCAATTGTGGTCGTTCCCAACACAGAGCTAGTGTTTGTTCCAGGAACAATCTTAACCGCAAAGTCTGTAAAGCCGCCATTTTGATAATAAACGCCCGTAATGGTCGGCGTTCCAACAGAGGTTAAATTGGAAACAGTTGGATTCCAGGTTGTGCCAACATCACCACGGTTGACCGCAGAAAAATACTCAATCCACGTTGGGCGAAACTTTCCATTGTCATCAAGCGCCTTATCAGAAATTGGAGCAATCATTACGGTCATGTATTAAAAGCCCCCCCTGTTATCACTCGCTTAACAGAATCGGTCACCCGCACCCTGAACGTGCATTGACGATGCCGTCCCAATCGCCAGAAAACCACCCTAGACAGAAACTCCCCAGCCTTACCCATAAACGATTCATAGTAGGTGTAAAACGTGCGGCCACCATCGCGGGATAAGTACAGCATGGCCTTTGGATTGCTGACCGTTGCGTTGCCCACGCCAGTTTCAAAATTGACCGTTAAATTCTTAATCAGAAACGGATTGCCATTGTCAAAAATATGCGTAAAAACCCTGTCACAGGCTATTTCATCCCCATTATCAGAATAAAACTCTGCCGACTGGTGGTAAACCTTGCCAGATGTTCTATCCAGCGCAAGGGTATTATGAAAAGCGTAAAATAAATCATTGGTTAAAGGTAATTCGTAATTGCCCGAACTGTTCAGATATGCCCATTCTGTCCACAGCTTAGTGGATACATCATAGACCAAAGCAGTTTCCATGCCCCCGCCCGTAATGATGTAGAACACATGCCCAGCTTCTTGATAGGTCATTGCTTTAAGGGTTGATATTGAAGGCGCGGCTTGCAAACGCAATTCAATAGCCTCTGTCGAAATCCTTAAAGGTGAATACCCATCCGCCCGATAAACAATGCCCGTTCCCTTTGTGTCTTTACCAACCCAAAAAGCCGTATTGTCCACCTCTAAAACTGTAGCAGGTGCGGCGACACCAACGGAAAGTTTAGAGGAATTGCTAACCCTCTTAAACGGGAAAGCCGCTGAACCAGTGTTTGTCCAAGGCTCAATAGAAATATCGCCAAACAACCATAATTGCCCAAAAATAACCGCAACACACAAAAGACTGTCGGGTGACGATTCAGCCGTGGCAAAATCCAATGCAGCCCAAGTTAGGCCGTCAAATGGAGCAGATATTTGGAATATACCGCTGCTTGGCGAACGACTAACAACAAAGTACCCATCAAGAAATTTAACACTTGATGCGCTAGGCAAATTGGGACTAACAACGCGCTGAAACACATTTGTGGCATAGGTCAGAATGTATAAATTCGTTCCATCGCAAATTGCCAGCTGCACGCCATTTTCAGCAAAGGTTAAGTCCCCAGAACTGGTAAGAAGGCTACCTAGTACAGTTCCTGTGCCGCCAGCAAATAATTCGTACAGTTGAGAGCCAGAAACAACAAACACACGCCCGTTGGTTGCCACAAACCCACCGCGCCCAGCCCCAGAACCCAACGTGGCAAATAAAGCGTTCCCAGGGCGTGCATACAATGAAGCTGGCTTCTTGCCCTGCTGGTCAAGAACAGCGTACATGTTCACGGTTCGTTCAGCGTTAAACGGCAAAGATATTTGCTGTGAAGAACCGCCCACGACCCCCGCGTCCACGTTAAAACTCCCTTATCGTGTTGCTAAGGATGTCGTAACGAACTTCTCCGCTTGTGCTTAGGGTATTGATAGACACGTTTTGACGGTCAACAGACAGCTTTGAAGAAATGGCAAGGCTGGCAATGCTGGCGGGAACTTGTATCTGATAGCCAGCAGCCAACTCAATAAACAGCGCATACTTCAAGGCACGTTTGTACCCAGGTGCTAAATCCAGCGCCGTGTTTAACGCCAAAGCTGTATTGTCGTTATTGTCCCAAAACACCAGGCTGTAATTAGAACCCGTAGGAATTGGGGTGACGTAAGCCGTTATCAATGGGTTGGTCATGTTGAACCATACCGCATAGGGAAACGTGCCAGTCATGCCCTTAACTGGAATGTCAGCCCATTGCTGGTCATTTAGTATGGTAATAGGAATATCTTGCTGCTGTGATGGTGTTGCGGTGGTGTTACGCACAAAGGCGGCAAAAACACCATTAGGGCGCGGGACGTTTAAGTCCCCGCCAATGCCTATCGTATAAGTGGCTTTGTTGGCCACAAACGGAATGATAAACTCTGTTGCCCCGTAAAGTTTTTGCGGGTCAAGATTCCATGACTCAATAAGGTCGTTCAGCTTAACCAAAGCCCCCACGCTTTGGGAAGAAGTGGGGGTCTCCTGGTCAGCTATAACGCCCATATCTAGTAACACGTCGGTTATCAGATTTAGGGCTGTGTAGGCCATAACCTACCTATCGTAAGATGGGTTTATATAGTCTGGGTCGCTAACATCAAGTTTGGTACGACGCTCCCATTCTTCATCGGAGATGGCATTTACAACC